ATACATAACTGAAGTAGGACAGGAGACAATTGACTATCTGACCATATCACCCTATCAGGTTCCTATGTGTCCTCCTGGGTGGCCTAATGATCCTCTTACGGAAGAATGAATCAATATCTAAAAGCACTAATACATCCTGTGACCGTCATGAACTTATTGTTTGTGGGGTCACTTTTTGTAGTCGGAACACTACACAACATGTATCACCATGACATGACTAAGGATGCTGATGCCTTTGTTTTCCAGTGGTGTAGAGTCAACCCAGAGAAGTGTGACAGCTTCTAAACTATCACAAGACTTAACAGAATGTAAAGAAATTATATATAATATAACATAACTTCACATAAAGAAGAAAATGACTGTCACATCTAATGATCTTGGGCAACAAAACATGTGGGCCAAGGAACCTCAAATGGTTGTAGAATCCTACAATCGTAGAGGTCTTGAGTCACCCCAACAGTACGCCGAGACTTATAATGGTCGTTGGGCTATGATGGGTATTGTCTCTGGTTTTATCTCCTACGCTATTACAGGTAATTTCTTCTTTGGTATCTTCTGATCCCGAAGTTATTTTCACAAACACATTTACTGAGGAAACACAATGAACGAAGCAGCAGAAAAGCTTAACGGAAGAGCAGCTATGATCGGTTTCATCGCCGCTGTAGGTGCATACTTCACCACCGGTCAGATCATTCCTGGACTCTGGTGAAATGGGATTCATCATCGCGGCTTTGGTGGTGATGATTCCAATCATCGCAGTAGTTAAAGAATCATGAATTACGACTGGACACTATTTCAAACGTTAGTGTTCATCATCACCCCATATTTCCTAATGTTGGCACTAGCCAGTAAGGATGAGGACGATGATGGATCAGATGGTGGCATTATGACACCAGCATTTCAAGGGGCCAACTAGGTCCCTTTTTTTTATTTCTAAATACTGGTGCCTCACCAGCGACACCATGGAAGAAAAGAAACCAGTAGAAGAAAAGGTAGAAGAGAAAAAGAAAGGTATTCTTGGAAAGATCAAAGAAGCCACAGACGACAAAGAAGAACAACTAGCCATTCTATCTACATTTGTAAGACTGGGTATTCTGATTTGGTCAGGTGGTATTCTTACCCTGGCTTATGTTGAACTTCCACCAGCACTACAGATTCCCAAACAAGATCTTGATCCCACTTTCATTGCCTCCGTGTTCACTGGGGTGCTCGCCACCTTCGGAGTCCAGACTGCCAAGAAAGGTGCCATGGCCAATGGTGGGTCTGCAGGAATCACTAAACAACAGATGGAAGAAGTTTTGGCTAATGCCAATAAGAACTCACAGGTGATTCGTATTGAACATGCACCACTCGTAATCTCTGCCATTGATCCAAAAGATGCCAAGAACGATACAACAGGTAAGAGTTCCTCGTAATGTGATTCAGGAGTTACCAACTCCAGTTACAGGTAGGATTGTAGTACCGGAGGCTGTTACGAATGCAGTGGCACCTCCAGTTGTATCAGGTATTGCTCTTCCAATCGTAGATGTTCCCGATACTTCTATTGAGTATCCTACGATTGATGTGCCAACAAGAGAAGAGTTCGAGGCCAGTATGGATTCTGAGGATGATTCTGCAAGTGAAACACCACCAGCTGACACAAGAGATCTTCCCGCTACACCTCCAGTCCCAGAAGTTTCAACCCCCGTTATAGAAGTTGGAGGGTTAGAGATACCCTTACCAGATCCCGCACCTCTTGTGGCCGCAGGATCGTTGGCTGTGGTGACCACTGTGGTAACCCTTGGTGCTACTATTGGTGTGAACCAAGCCAAGACGGCACTAGAACCAATGATCAAAAAGGCACTTCAATCTAAGAAGAAAAAGATCAAGGTTAAACAAGTTAAACCAGTTCTACACTACATTCCGAACGATAACGGCACTGTTGAGTGTATTCAATACAGTGCAAAAGGTATGAAGATATTGGAAGGTGGCATACAAAAGTTTGAGCAACATCTCAGGGATCAGGTGGAGATAGATGCTCTGTGGGAATTTGACAATAAGATCATCATTGATGAAGAGTTATCAAACCAACTTACCAAAGAAGGTAAGAAGAGATTCAAAAAGTATTTCACTGCTCCGAAAGTAATTGCGAAAAAACTTGGTGCAAAGTTTGCAATTTAATTTCATTAAATCTGAAACCTTTTTTTGTCTCTCCAGTAACCTCACAGATCTCCTCAAACATTGCAAGTTCGACAGACTCTGCATGAACAGGTGTGGTGAAAAGTAAAAGTGCTAGTAGTAGTTTCATGTTTGTTTAATGTCACAGGTGAAATCTAATGACGTGCCATCGTATTCTGAGTCAGGGATGAAGACATCCCCTCCACAGACGGCACTCCTACACGAGCGTTCCGTGTAGTCTCCTAACCTCTCTGAGTTTTTCAAGGTCCATATTCTTTGTTCCTCCGTCGTACTCGTGTGCATATCCCTCCGCAATCATGAGTTCATTGAGTGACACTTCTGACTCCCCCACGTATAGCCAGCCAAGAAGACGGCCATATTTACCGACACCGCCGTCAAGTTCAGTACGGATAATAAGATCATCGTCACCAGCAATAGCCGACTCCAGTTTCTCTTTGAGCCAGTTGGTTGCGTCGATTCCAAGAGCCTTCTCCTCTAGATTTCGTGTTCTCTTCTCTGGCGTATCAACTCCTGCAACTCTAACTCTTTCTTTCTTGTATAGATCAAAACCGAGATCAATGGTGACATCGATAGTATCACCATCAACCACACGGTTTATCTCCAAACAACGAAAGTTGTAGCAGCTCTTCCTGCTGGGTGGTGTCATGGCTGGCATCTAACATCTCCTTGTGTGCCATCTGTAATATGTAGTAAATGTACCACAGAGCTATGAAGAAACATATCCCTACCATGGCATTCACTGAGAAAATAACATCATTCATAGTAGAATAATTCCAATAAGTAATCCTTTACCAAAGGCCAACCACAACAACTGATAATCAGTTAGGTTGAGCTTGTCCTGCCACTTGACGATCTGTCTCTTGTGCCACTGAATTGGTCTCATCTCTTAATACCGGTTTAGGTTCTGGGGCTGGAGGAGCTGGTGGTTGAATTACAATCACATCTGCACATATTGCAGCGTAGGGACTATTGGGATGAAAACGAACACCAGCCTTCATTGCCTCACCACATTTTAGTAGACGCACAAGTTCAAAATCAAGTCTGGCCTTGTCTGCTTCCGCTTGTTGTCTGGCAATTTCTGTTCGAGCTCTTTCCTTACACAGTTCAATAGCACTACCATCTAATGGTATATTGAACCCTAGAGTTACACCTGCGTTACGAGAACCTGTAAGGAAAGCTTCCGGGTCCTCATTGATGTTATTGTTACCTACAACGAAGGGTGCTATTGTCATAGTGGCACCTTGACATACCACTCCACTACCAAAGGAATTAGTTTGATAAGGACCCTGCAACACCTGCACAGCCTGGTTTGTTACGTTACCAGTTGCAGATGCTGAAGGTCCAGCGATGTTTGTATTCTGAGGAGCGTTAGCCAGTGCACTACTGGGTGAACACACTGATACTAGTAGTAAAGCTCTCAGTAGTCGTTGTCCTATCAATTTCAATCTCCGAGGCTATACCAGGGCCAAGGTAAGTTTCAGAGAACTGAAACGGGGCACCTGGATCAATTTGTGTGTACTGTGTATTTGGACCTGGGTTATCAGGTATAGCGATATTGGTACCACTCACGGTGTAGGATTCACCTGTCGTGTAATTAACCTGTCGTATGAGTTCTACGATGGTTTGTGAAGTGGTTGTCTCAGATGTAACAGTACCTCTGGTGAAGTTTGGGACAACAGATGCTGCCCTAGCTGGTGAGGAGAATAATGAAATTCCCAGAAGACCAGCTACTGGGAGAAGTTTCATCATCGGAATACACTCAGTTCGATGGTTCTTTGACCGATGGCGGTTGTGCCAGCACCACCTGCGGTTACCGTAGGTACCCCTGCTGCAGTCAGAGTACCAGCCAGAGTACCAGCTGTTCCTCCACTACTTGTGATTGAGTCACCATAAAGATTAGGTGCGGCAATCTGACCACCTGAACAACAACTCTGTGAGGTCACAGGTGTATCTCCGATCTGAGTGGTCTCAGAGAAGGAGAAAGCTTGTCCATCAGTATTGATGTCATACGAACCATCAGTCGCCAACGCTGGTGCTGTTGCAGAACCTACCGCCAATCCACCCAATGTTTCTACGCTGATGTTACTACCTGATACAGAGTAAGATGATCCAATCCTTGTGGATTGAACAGCTGGACCGTCAACGGTTAGTTGAACCGAGTCTGTAATGCGAGAAGTAATCTCTGCTGCTGACACTGGAGTCGCAAGGAATAAAGCAGACGCTAGAAGAAAAAGTCTCTTCATTTTCTGACCTTATAGAATGCTAATGTATTTAGAAATATGATATTTTGGTGAGAGTGATATATAATATCATTAGTCTCACTATGATTATGCAAAAAATTATTAATGTTCTGGCACTAGCATCCTTTGCCGTAAGTGCAGGTGTAGTGGCAGGTGGAACCTATGTCTATGTTAATAGGGATTCAATCACAGATAATATCAAAGGTCAAATTGAAAAGGCTCTGACTGAAGCTGTGCTTGGTGAAGCAGTTCCTACTAATCTTCCTGGCGGTGATGGGTTAAATAGTGGAGTACCAGGCGTATCTGGTGATACATCAGGTGCAAGTATCCCTGCTGTTCCTTTCTAATGTCTGATAAAGAACTGTCCGACTTATCCCTGTCCAGAGTAGAGTGTGAAGTTTGTGGAGCTGTATGGCTCAATGGACAACACACATGGTATAGTGGACGGAAAGGAGATGAGGAAACTTTAAGTAACCTCGTCTGTGGTATACAGGACAGTTCTAAGTGTATCAATCCCAAACATAAGAGTGGACATATCTACGGAGAGAAAGACACCTGGGAGAAGAGAAGCAAGTTTATTGATTCAAAAAGAAAGGAGATTGATGATGCCTAGAGGCAGATTAACTAAAGTAGATATGTTGGCTAAGGTTAATAAGATTTACAATGAATTAGATGGTGAGTGGGCTTTGATTGAAAACAAAGAACTAACTCGTAAGTATCTCAGAAAAGTCTTTGAAGCCATAGAGGAGTTTAGAATATGATCTGTTTTTGACAAACCTATCATAATTAAATCAAGAGACCTTGTTAAGTTCCAGTTGTCCAAGTGACACAAGGATTTGACAGAGGTCTTTTTTTCTGGTAATATAAATACATAGACGTGGTGAGGGTTTCCTCACCTTTTGTCATCTTGGAGACCCGGACTAATACTCCTACCGAGACTATCCAAGTAAAATACGTCTCTCATACCTGGCCTGGAGGGTAGGTCAGGAATACTATAACCTGTGTTCCCCGCACTATTACATAACCCTTTTCAAAACAATGGCTACAACTCTTTCACGCTCCCGCCAATCTAGTGGCTGGGATTCGTTCTGTGAATGGGTAACCTCAACCAACAACCGTCTCTATGTCGGTTGGTTCGGTACTCTGATGGTTCCTACCCTTCTCGCAGCTACTACTTGCTTCATCGTTGCATTCATTGCAGCTCCTCCCGTTGACATCGACGGTATTCGCGAACCTGTTGCTGGTTCTTTGCTTTATGGAAACAACATCATCTCCGGTGCTGTCGTTCCTAGCAGCAACGCAATCGGACTCCACTTCTATCCCATCTGGGAAGCCGCCTCACTCGATGAGTGGCTCTACAATGGTGGTCCCTACCAGCTCGTGGTCTTCCACTTCCTCATCGGCATCTTCTGCTACATGGGACGTGAGTGGGAACTTTCGTATCGTCTTGGAATGCGTCCTTGGATCTGTGTGGCATATTCCGCTCCTGTTGCTGCTGCCTCAGCAGTGTTTCTTGTTTATCCTTTTGGTCAAGGAAGCTTCTCAGATGGAATGCCTCTCGGAATTTCTGGTACATTCAACTTCATGTTGGTTTTCCAGGCTGAGCACAACATCCTGATGCACCCCTTCCACATGTTGGGAGTCGCTGGTGTCTTCGGTGGTTCACTGTTCTCCGCGATGCACGGTTCACTGGTTACCTCTTCACTCGTAAGAGAAACCACTGAGTCTGAATCACAGAACTATGGCTACAAGTTCGGTCAAGAGGAAGAGACCTATAACATCGTCGCAGCCCATGGCTACTTCGGTCGTCTCATCTTCCAATACGCTTCATTCAACAACAGCAGAAGTCTTCACTTCTTCCTGGCAGCCTGGCCTGTTGTAGGTATCTGGTTCACCGCTCTTGGTGTTTCCACGATGGCCTTCAACCTGAACGGCTTCAACTTCAACCAGTCAGTCCTTACCCAACAGGGTCAGGTTCTGAATACCTGGGCAGACGTTCTTAACAGAGCTAACCTTGGTATGGAAGTCATGCATGAGCGTAACGCTCACAACTTCCCTCTGGATCTGGCAGCATCTGAGTCCACTCCTGTGGCACTCGTCGCTCCTTCAGTCGGTTGATAAGTTAGAAAAACAAAATAAAAGAGAGGAGGGTTTAACACCCTCCTTTTTTTGTGTGTATAATTAGTATGAATGGCAAGTATCCAAATGGGTTATTCCGTAACACTTAAGTCACCAGAAGGAGATCAGACCTTTGAATGTGACGCTGACACATATATTCTAGACGAGGCAGAGGAACAAGGTATTGATCTACCATACTCCTGTAGAGCTGGAGCATGTTCCTCATGTGCAGGTTTGATTGAATCCGGTACCGTTAATCAAGAGGATCAATCTTTTCTAGACGACGATCAGATCGAAGCAGGGTTTGCGATGTTGTGTGTTTCATATCCCACATCCGACCTGGTGATCAAAAGTCATGCAGAGGAAGAACTGTATTGAGTAGATTGACCCATTGAATGTTTATGTAAAGTTAGGTAACATAAATATATAAACATTTCAAGAGGTTAATTAAATTGGCTTCATCTACTCTATCACCACCAATAGAAAGGAGGCAATGGTTTGACACCCTGGATGACTGGCTTAAACGCGATAGGTTCGTTTTTGTGGGTTGGTCTGGTATTCTGCTCTTCCCTACAGCTTATCTTGCTCTTGGTGGGTGGCTTACTGGGACGACTTTCGTCACCAGTTGGTACACCCACGGTCTGGCAAGTTCTTATCTTGAGGGTGCGAATTTCCTTACAGCAGCAGTTTCGACTCCTGCTGACGCTATGGGTCATAGCCTTCTTCTTCTCTGGGGTCCTGAGGCTCAGGGCAGTTTCGTCCGCTGGTGTCAACTCGGTGGACTTTGGACCTTCGTCGCCCTACACGGTGCATTCGCTCTCATAGGCTTCATGCTCCGACAGTTTGAAATCTCTCGTCTCGTTGGTATACGTCCCTACAATGCTATTGCTTTTTCTGGCCCTATCGCTGTCTTTACTAGCGTCTTTCTCTTATATCCTTTGGGACAGTCGTCCTGGTTCTTCGCGCCATCGTTTGGGGTTGCCGCTATTTTCCGCTTCCTACTTTTCCTACAAGGGTTCCATAATTGGACGTTGAATCCTTTTCATATGATGGGTGTAGCAGGTATACTAGGAGGGGCACTTCTTTGTGCTATCCATGGTGCCACAGTTGAGAACACTCTGTATGAAGATGGCGAACAGTCAAACACTTTCAAAGCTTTTGAACCGACTCAGGAAGAAGAGACGTACTCTATGGTCACGGCGAATCGTTATTGGTCGCAGATTTTTGGGATCGCTTTCTCCAATAAGCGTTGGCTTCATTTCTTTATGTTGTTTGTCCCTGTTATGGGTTTGTGGACTAGTTCCATTGGAATTGTTGGTCTTGCTCTTAATCTTCGTGCCTATGATTTTGTAAGTCAAGAGATCAGAGCTGCAGAAGATCCTGAGTTTGAAACCTTCTACACGAAGAACATTCTTCTCAACGAAGGACTCAGAGCATGGATGGCACCAGCTGACCAACCACACGAGAACTTTATCTTCCCTGAGGAAGTACTTCCTAGAGGCAACGCACTATGATCGGTTCTCTTGGTTATCTTGTACTCCGACTATGTGTCGGTATCCTTCTCATTCATCATGGGTATGAGAAGTTGAATGATATTGAGAACTTCGCGGACGCCTTTGTGCGTCCTCTTCACCTCCCCTTCCCTATCTTTTTGTCCTACATTGCAGCTTTCTCTGAGATCGCTGGTAGTTGGATGTTGATCACGGGACTGGGAGTGAGGTTTGGAGCACTGGCAATCTTT